ATTATATCTGGTACTGAGCTTGTGAAAAAAATATCTATCATTTCTTTTAGTAAAGGTATCTAATTTACAATTAACTTTTCCTTCATATTTATGGTAGTCATAACTATCTGTTGTGAAGTGTAGTTTAACTGCCAAATAAGTTTTAAATACTTCAAATCCACCATACATATCACAACGGCAACTGTCCTGTCTTTGGTATATAATTTAAATTCTGTGCTTCTATTGTAACTTTATCTTTTAATGCTTTTGTAAGCATAGGTGCTACTGTACCAGGATCTAACTCATTTTCTTCACAATAACGTAATATAGCATCCATATAAGATATACCTTTTCTTTCTTGTACTATCTTTTCTATTCGTAATGAAAATTCTTTTGAGTTCATTAGTTATTTACCTCAAATAATATATTTCCTGATATAGAAATTCTAGTATCATCACTCGTATAAAAAGGATATACACAATGATTTAATTTAGAGGGAAAAAATATTATTTTACCAATATCATTTTTATTCACAGGAATTATTTTATTAAAACTTGTGCCTATTATTGAATTATATATAAATTCAAATGTTGAAGCGTATTTTCCTATTTTAAGTTCTTCATTAATATCATAAGGAATTTTCATCCAAATTGTATAACTAAAAACTCCATCGTGAGTGTGATTTGGTACAAATTCGTATTTTTTTTGTACATTTATCCAAGGTGTATCTAAATAAAACTTACTATTATTATTAAACATTTTTATATCTTTTATATAATCAAAACTATTATCATATTTTAATATAAAAGGTTTTAAATAATCGTGTAATTTTTGAACATTATCTTTTAGCCAATAATGTTTTGGCACTCCCAATCCTGATAAATCTGAAACCATTTCTTTATTACTTTTTTCAGCTAACTCACATTCTTTTAATAATAAAAGAAATAAATCTTCAGGTAAAGTATCTTCTATGTAACCAAAGTTATTTAAATTTATTGAGTTCATAATATAATTATATCACAATTTAGGTGGGTTGTCAATGGCCACCGAAGTGGCCACTGTCGGTATTATAGAAAGCTACTTAATGCAGTAAGTAAGGCTAAAACAAAAATCATAACTAATGATATACCTACAAATATTTCATATATAGGATGATATTCTTTATAATTATTTTTTATACCTTTTTTAAGTTTACTTACCCATTTGCTTTCGCATAAGTTATACGGTATCATTACTTTCCTTTCAAATTTGGAAAGAAGGCCTTTACTGTATTTTGATATGCTTCGGCATAAGGTTTTGCTAACTCTTGTGCTTTTTCTACGTTATCTTGTACGCTCTTTGTGTAGTCATTATTTGTTACAAACTCATTAAATTGTTTTGCAATATTAATTATATCTGTAGCTGCTAATGTAGGAGCTTTAAACTCTTGTACTACTTGATCGCCGTCTTTTTTGATTTTGTATTCGTACTCTTGTACTTGTACTTGATAATTAAACTCAACTAATGATTTAGCTAAGCCTAATAGGTCTGAACGGATTTCGTATCCGTTTTTTGATGTTGTTGCCATTTTTTCTCCTTTGTGTGTGTGTTAATAGCACTTCTATTTATACTTGGAGGGCCATATGCCCTCCAAATTTTTACTAACTACTTCTTAACTGGTGCTACAGGTTGTGTAACAGCAGGTTTTGCTGGTGCGACTTCAACTTTTTTACTAGGTTTTAGTAAAAAGTATCCGCCTATTGCTATTACAGCAACTACCGCAGCGATGATTATATTTCTTGTTGAAAACATAATATACCTCTTTTTAGTTAATGTATATTCATTATACATCAAATTGAGGTACTTGTCAACCAGTTAAATTACTTTGGGACTTCTAGTGATATGGCCTACAACGGTACCTTTATGTTCACCCTCTTTTATGGTGTATCCTGATGTACCATTGCCATTAATGTCAACTTCTTTTCTACTTCTCAATAGAATATCGTTCTTTTCTTTTACCTGTTTATCAGTGTAGTTTTTAGATATTAAGTCTTTTAATCGTTCTATCATAATATTATTTATATGAAGTTCTGACATATGAGGTATGTTCTTTTTGCATACCTTAAATATTAAGGTTTTTGTTTATTATTGAAGTGTATATAAAAGTTCTCAACTGACTCAATCAGTTTCTTTTCGTAGTCGGCTTTGTCTTTGATGAAACACTGAGCAACACCATCTTCACAGGCCAATAAAACAACAATCTGTTCTATCTTCTGATTAAATAATTCTTCATACATCATAGCATAGGCCGTTGTTTGTAGGAAGTAATTTTCAATCCAACCTTCTTCTCTTTCTTTATTAGCAGATTTAAAATCTATAACTGATAATTTACCATTGTAATCTGCTACACAATCTACTTGACCAGCAAGTGTAAGTTTTTTACTATACATAATTGCTTCAAGTAATCTGACATTATCAATTTTATCTACGTATGGTTTGATGAGTTTAAATAAACCTAAAGGTAATACATCACGTATTGAAGGTGTTTGGTTTTTCATATACTGTTCTACCAAAGTGTGCATAGCCTTGCCTCGTCTGGAAGCTCTACCCATTTCCCAATTGGCAACTGACTCACCAACATTGTTACGCCATTCTTGTAATGATTCTTTTTTAAGTAAAGATAATACAGAAGTTACTGAAGGATAAGATTTACCATCTATCTCGTAAAATCTGGTGCCGTTTATGTTCTTGCCTTTTGTATTTGGTAATACACTTGTGTCTAAATTAATAAACTTAAATTCTCTAGTCATTTTTTCCTTGTGTTGGATCTTTTAGTGTTCTTAAATATGGTTTATGTGTTGTCCAACCTTTAGGAAATAATTTTTTTGCTTCTTCATCATTAATAGCTGAACCTATAATAACATCTTCACCTTGTACCCAATTTGCTGGTGTTGACACTTTATAATTAGCTGTTAATTGTAATGAATCTACTACTCTCAATATCTCGTCAAAATTTCTACCAGCACTAGCAGGGTAATCCATTTTAAGTTTAATCTTTTTATCTGGCCCAATAATGAACACCGTTCTAACAGTCATTGTATCGCTAGCATTCTCGTGTATCATATCATATAATTTGGATATTGCTTTATCTGTATCTGTAATTAAAGGATATTCGGGTAAATAACCTTGTGTTTCTTTTATATCATTTAGCCAAACATTGTGATTATCTGGACTGTCAACTGATAGCCCTATTACTTTTACATTTCTGTCTTTAAATGCTGGAAGTAATTTCTGTAATGTACCTAATTCTGTAGTACAAACAGGTGTAAATGCTTTTGGATGCGAAAATAATATTACCCAACTATTATCTATATAACTATAAAAATCTACCAATCCTTGTGAGGTGTGGGCTACAAAATTTGGTGCTGTATCATTTATTTTAACCATAATGTATCCAATATATCATAATATAGGCCGTTTGTCAAGCTAAAAATAATTAAAATTAATAACAATTCTAACCTTTTCATCTGTATGACTTGTACCACTGTGCAATAACTGTGATGAAAATGTAATCATTCTATTTTCTATACTTTCTATTTGAGTACCATTTTCAAAAATGGTTTTTCCATTATTAGTATTGATATAAAAAATAGATGTTTTACATTCAAATTTGTAATCATTATGTAAACCATATGTAAATATATTGTTTTCTCTAGTGGTTAAATTAGCTTTAACCCTTATGATTGACTTACAATTTAATTTTTTATAAACGTTAAATAAATTATTGTGAAATTCATCGCTTAGTATATTATGGTCAACGTAAATAGTATGATTAAATTGAAAACCATTATCGCCATTTCTAACTTTATAATTATTATAATACCAAGGAAAATTAGGATCGTTTATAAATTTTTTTAAATTTTCAAATAAATCTTTGTCTAAAAAATTATCTATTATTTCAATTTCTTTCATAATAAAACAACAGTTAACAACTCATTGGTTCGTACTTCGTCTTACCGTTTTCTGTAAAGGCTCTTAGATATTGTTTTCTGTTTTGTCCTTTACCTTTATAAGAGCAATGTACCCAACCACTATTTGCATCTTCTGGTTTCCAAAATTCAAGTATGAGTTGGTCATAATCAAGGTTCTGGTGAATCCAATCGCTTAGGTCTTTATTCGCAATGCCACCTATTTCAAAATCCGACGCCTGGCCTTTTGTATGTTGACTGGTCGTTGTGCTACCAATCTTCAAACAAAGTTCTGGTGATCTATAACCTGACGTGATGATTAAAGGTTTACCAAAATGATCTCTTACTGGTTGTAATATGTGTGTTGCTAGTTTTTGTAAATTACTTAACGCTTCTTCAGTAGGTTCATTTGATATGCCAAATCGTGTTGCTGATTCGCTTTTTGTTAATTCTTTTAATGAAACATTTTCAGTTAAGTTCATACTACTTTCTTGTAAGTTTTAATATCTTATCTATTTGTGCCTTTATAATAGGCCCTCTATTTGGCCAATGTATATAAGGTTCATCACTCTTACTTAAATTGTATAGAAAAGGCAATATAACTTTTTCTATATCTTTAAATCTTTGTATTGTATCTTCACTAGCTAATTCTTTTGTAATCGTTTCTTTTTCATTTACGATTTCCATAATTTCATTCATCATAGATTTAATTGATGATACATCTGATTTAATTTTAGATAGTTCTACATTATTAGTTTCTATAACTTTAGGGTCTATTGATGGCGATGCATCTGCTGGTTTATTTGTAACTGGTGTAAAACCAAAATCTTCATTAAGGTCAAAGCCTCGCATATAATCAGGAATATTATTGTCTACCATTTGTTTCTCTTTCTATGTTTAGCTATTACTTGTTCAGTTTTAGATTGTTTAATAGTTTTTTTACCATATCTTTTTGCAAGTGGACTAGTAGGATGTGCTTCTGCAATCCTAGACATATTCTCTTTCCAGCCTTGGTCATTTTTATATGTAAGGCCAGCAACTCCACCAACTATATTTAGTGTGGTAAATACTTGTCTAACATTTTTATTCTTTTTTAAATAACTATCTAATTCTGACATTGACATTTGTTCGGTATATTCTTTACCTGTTTTAATATTTTCAAAACTATATATTGGCATTTATACCTTTTTTATACCATTCAGGCATTACAGAAGGACTACGCCAAGTAGCAAAAGGTCTTTTTTTCATTATGTAATATTTTCTATAACTTTCTATTGAATTGCCTGGCACTTTACATTCTTCTGGCATAGCAGGAGGTGGTTCTGTACCTATTTTATTTAGTGGTATATTTTTTGGTGGATTTTTTAATATTGAACCTAATTTTTGTACTGTCATATGGTCAACTGATTTATTATATCTTAATTTAAACTGCGAATTAAGTGCCATCATATGCCTGTATAACCAAACATAGTTATATGCTGATTGCATTACCCATATTGTACTAGGGTGTTTAACGTGACTGGCCAAATATAAAATAGATTCTAATTCTTTTACTGGATGTGTCCATCTTTTAATTTTACGGCCATTGGCTGTCTTACCATAATATTCTACACCATCTATAATTCTATGTGCTGTTGACAACATCTGTGCTGATTCTATAATCATTTTACATACGTGTTTATCACAAGACATTTCGGCTGCAATTATAGGGTCTTTATCTAAGTAAAATATATTCATTAATGTATACCTCTTTTATATCTTTGGCATAGTTTTTTCCAAACACTAAACCAAAATTTTTGTGCCCATTTAGATTGTGCTTTCTTACAAGCATTAAATGCATTGTCTATAAGTCTTTGTTGTAATTTGCTCGTAAGATTTAACTTCATATATTATATTGTATCAGATTCTAATTATAATGTCAACTATTTTTTATTAAATTGTAAGCAATAGTTATTCTACTATCATCAATTTGATGTTGTTCAACACAATGTCTTAAAGTAGATTTAAATAATAAAAGTCTACCTGGCTTTGATTTATAATGAATTAACCTGTCATTTGTTGGACATTTTAAATCTAAAAAATTTTCTGGTGAATAAGTTTCAAAAATAGTTCTAGCTCCATTAACTTCATCACATTTTAATATATAGATTGCTGATAGTGTAGAGCCAGGGTGTGTATGAAATTCTTGAAAATCTTTTTTTTCATATATATTAAACCATCCGTTTTGTAATTTTACAGTATCAACTGATTCTATTTTTTTACAATACTTATTTGATTCTTCCATTACCCAATCATTTATTTTTTTAAAATTTATATCATTTATAATATTATGTGTGTGATGAGTATTATATACACCTTTTGATATCCAATTATGACCTCCTCTTTCTTTTTCTTTTTCTAATTGAAAACAATATTCAATTAATTTTTTTTCTATATCTTTATGAAAGGGGTTGTCTGAATATGATATAATTGTTGGGTGCCAGTATTCAAAAATCATTTAACTATATATTTCTTTTAATAAAAATTCATATAAACTAGGTTTATTTTTAACAATATTATTCCATTTTTTCTTTTTAGATTCAAATTTTTCAAAATAGGGAATCCATTGTTTTTTGTAATCTTCAATGTTGTTTTCGTTTATATGACCAAAATAACTAGACGTTAACAAATCTGCAGGAGACCAATTCATACCAGCAGCAATACAATGTATTCCATCTGTTTCATTAAAACGATAATTTCTATCTCTATCAAAAGCTGCAGCCATAAATCCTACATTAAAATTAGGTTCCAAATTTATTAATTTTTCTTCCCAGGTTTTTTTATTATTTGCTTTCCAATATTCTGTATCATCTCTATTACTTAAAGCATAATGTAAACCTACAAATTCAGCAAAGTTTCTAAATAATCTTTTACATTGAAAGGTATAATTATCTCTATCCCATTGTGTAATTTTATCTCTTTGCATATTTCTTATTAATCTAAACAAAAATTCATGTACTGAAAACAAACCATTACTTTCTAATGGTTCTATGAATCCTCCTGATAATCCTATTGCAACAACATTTTTAACCCACAACCTTTTATGTATACCAACTCTCATTTTTATTTTTCTAAATTGCAATTCTTTAGTTCCTAAATGTTCCTGAAATTGTTTTAAGGCTGTTTCATCATCTACAAATTTATCAGAATACACATAACCTGTTCCTATTCTACTCCATAATGGAATATTCCAAACCCATCCATTTTGTATTGCTGTACAATTTGTATAACTTTTTAATTCTTCTTGTTTATTTTTATATGGCAGTTGTGTTGCCCAAGCAGAATTATTTGGTAACATATCTGCATAAGATTCAAAAGGTTCTTTTAAAGCATCTCCTAATAATAAAGATTTAAAACCTGTACAATCTATGTATAAATCACCTTTATGTCTATTATTTAAAGATTTAATTCCATTTTCATCCTGTTCAATTGTCTTTATATCTTCTTTAATATGTTTTACTCCCTTAGGTATACAATAATTATCTCTTAACCATATTGCAAATTTTGTAGCATCAAAATGATATGCTGTATCACGTTTAAAGTTAAAAGGTATTTCATTATGTTCATTATAAAAACATTTATTTTGATTAACTATTGCCATTTGAGGGTATATACAATCAGCATAATCTGAATTTGGTGTTTCTGTATATAATGATTTTTTATGCCACCAATCATTCATTCCTGATTTTGTTCCTTCTAAAAAAGGATCTCCAAAAGGATAATGAAATGCTTGTCCTTTTTTATAAAAATCTGTAAATTTGATGCTTAATTTATAACTACCATCAGTTTGTTTTAAAAATTGTTTGTCATCTATATTTAAATAGCTAGTCCAATTTCTAATCCCGCCTATTGTACTTTCTCCAACACCTATAGTAGATATATTAGGTGATTCTATTAAACATATATTTTTATTTGGAAATTGTTTAATAAGTGTTGCTGCTGTCATCCACCCAGCAGAACCTCCTCCTACTATAATAATATCTTTTAAATCAATCATAATTTACATTGTTGGAAAAGGTATGCTTTTGAAAGCATCAATAACATTATCTATTGGTGATTTTGGTGTAGTGTTTGTACTTGTTGTAGTAGTACAATTTACCAAAAGAATCAATAGAAATATACTAAGT